TGCTCCACCACCCTTGTCAAAACCTTTATCGTTGAAGACAAAGAACTCTTCTACTTTCTTTATCTTCTCCATTCCAGTACGAGCATCTTTTTCTTTTTCGACTTCTCGTACTTTTTTGATCTTCAAAGGATCAATGTTTCTTAATTCAACGATCCCTTGTTTGAGTCGATCTTTATTAACCATTTTGTGGAAGTATATCCTTCCGTCAACATACCACTTTCTAAAGAGGTCATGACCATTCTGGTTAAAATGCATCATGGTTATTACATCTTCGAATTCTTCGCGAATTTTCTTTTTGATATTGTCAGATAGATCCGTCTTATCCAAGTTGATATCTACAACTTGCTCCTCTTGATCGCCAGTGATTGACTCATTGACGATATCATCTATCGCAGCATCACATTCAGGAATAAGACTCATCTCACGATATCTTCGTATGAGATCTGCCTCATTCTTGATGGCACCTTCCATATCGATGTACTGACCACTCGCAGCACCTGTAATAAATCCAGGTGTTTGCTGAATGACAGGTGTACCATCATCTTCAACAGGTGGGACAAATGAAGGTGCTTTCTCTTTGTCTAATACCTGTCTATTCTTTCGCTGTATTTCGAATCCGAATAATTCCATAATGTATATTTAGTTTGTTTTAAACCACATGCTCCCAGTGTGAGTAAGCGAATTCAACTGTAAATGTTTCCAATGCATCAACTGTCTCGTAAGATAAATCTATACCAGCAATGTTGACAGGGAACATGTTGAAGAATTCGTATCTTGCTAACACACTGTCGTCTTTGTGTAGTTGTTCAACATATGCTCTACTGAGCAAGTAATCAGTGGAGGTTGCACCCTCTCCACTATCTAGTTGTTGGATATCGGTTTGCCAGTCTTCAATTGCATTTCTAACTGAAAATTCGATATCGTTGATGATTGTAACAGTCCAATTTTCGAATGTTCTATCACCAGCAAGTTTTAATTGATGCCCTCTGAAGTTTACAGGTACAGTACCTATAGTTGCAGCAGGGATCTGTGCTGCTTGGCATAGAAATTCGATTTTGGCACCAGATCTAGGTATGAATACTCTAAATCTGTTTGCCCTTGGACCACCACCGATTAATTGTGCTTTAAATTGGTCTATTGTCGCCATGTTCTATCCTCGCTTAAACAGCACCATAAATCTCTTCAAATTCGACGCCACTTCTAGCAGCAACAAAGTTGAGAGTTATGAAGTTAATTGATCTAGCAGGTTTGATGAAGATTGAAGCAACAAACTCGTTCCCATCTACTACTGCATCAGTATTGTTAGTTTCGTCACAAACTACAGCAAAGTCGTAAATACCTCTTCTGCTTTGAACTTCTCTTAAGAAAGGTTCAACTGCTGATCTAAATGATGCTCTTGTGAAAGGATCATTAAATTCAAAGAGTTGTGCTTTTGCTGCTGTAGATATTGCTTTCTCCAATACGATAAACAATCTTCTAACATTAATTCTATCAAATGCAGAAGGAACACTTAGCATAGTCTTGTCACCAAATAGTACTGTACCCTGTCCTGGGAAAGTTACCACTGGATTGATTCTTGCTTTATAAAGTGTATCTCTATTTGCTTTTTGAGGATTGTATGCTAATTTTGTTATACCGAGATATTGTCCTCTGCTGAATCCAGCAGGTGAGAACCATGGATCTCTTAGTGTATCAGATCTTGCTGCGAGTCCTGCTGTGTGACCACATGCTGGAACCCATACATATCTATCGTTGTATTTATCATAGATGTACAACCAGTTCCCATCCATAAATGCGTAAGAAGAAGAACTTGCAGTATCTGCAGTTGTTTTGATGTTAGATGTAGCAGTGGATTCTGTTACATTAACACAATCACTTCTTCTTGGGGAAATGAATGCTATACAATCTAATCTGTTTTCTGTTACCAGAATTGCTTGATTTGTTAAAGTTGTCCAATCAGCCAATAAGTCTTGCTCTGTACCAGAACCATTATCTGTATGAGAAGACCCGACTATTAAGAATGAGACATCAATACTGTCTCCATCCCTAAAGAATGATTGCCATGCTCCATATTTCTGAGCAGCAGTTGGTACTCTACCATCTGCACCACCAGAAAGTGATGAAACTTGAGGAAGATCAGGTGCACCGAAAGCAGATGATACTGAAGCAGCAAAAGTTCTTTCTTCTGCAGCACCAGATACTATATCTGTATCGTGTCCTGTCCACCAAATGTATTCGGAAGATCTTTCGATTACATCTCTATAATAGTTAGATGAACCAAAAGTGTCTGTCGCGTCGGATGCCTTCGAAAGGAATGCGAACTTTTCTAATATTGTACCAGCAATGCCTGTAATTACTCCATCCTCGTCAACTACACATACATGTAATTGGTCATTAGATGAACCAGCAGCAGTTGCCTGTGCTGATGTTCCAGGTGCCTTATCAAAATTAGTAGCAAATTCCCATTCTCTTGAGATATTTACTGCAACAGATGAACCATCGACTGCAGAGACTAATCCTGTTCCTGATGGTTGTCCTAATGCTTCGATAGTCAAACTAGTCGCAGCAACTGCTGTAACTTTATATTTTTGACTGTCATCGCCAGCAAACCAGATCTTATCGCCAACTAAAAAGTTAGCATCTGCATCACTCACAGAAGTGATAGATGTAGCACCTACAGCATTTGATGCTGCAGTAGTATCTACATTATCTTCCGAGAATGCATTTGAACTAGCACAAACAGACACCTTGATTGAGTTTCCTAAAGCACCTGCATATCTAGCAGTCCATGCACCAACAGTTGCGTTTAAATCACCATCTCTGTAAGAAGCAACATATTGATCGCTGTTCTTTAGTAATGATGTAGTTGCTCCACTAGTGTTAGCAGAATACAACCCTGTTGTTGCAACACGAACTACTCTTAGATCGTTAGCATAGTTTAGGAAACCTGCAGCAGAGAAAAACTCTTCTGCTGATGCGTTTGTATTGGCTGGCTGACCGAAAGTTTCTGCTAATAAAGATTCACTAGTAATAGTTGTCACTTCATCAACAGGTCCCCATCGGAAATTACCTGCGTAAGCACCTGTAGTGCTTGAAACTGCAGGCACAACATTAGTCAAGTCTACTTCTTTTACCTGTATTCCAGGTGATACTTGAAATGCCATGTTATTTTCTCCTATATGCGACCGCAAAGTCAGATTTCAAAGATTATTTATAACTTTTTTGATCTTACACCTTATAACCAGTTCTTCAATGGATCATAAGGATCATCATTAGAGTCATCTTGAACCCATGTATTGCCGTCTGCATCGCGTGTTATGGGAGGTTCTACATACCTATCGGGATCTCCAAAGACCCCTGCAGGAAGCACTTCCTCCTCTATTTGTTTTTGTTGCTCTAGATATATCATCTTTTTAAGTTCTATATCTGAGAGATGTTCAAAGAATGGTGTAGTCGCAAACCATGCGAACATTACACAATTCATAACCAAATCGTCATGATTACCACCATCTGCTTCCCAAGACTGTCCTTTAGAAACAAATGTGGTAAATTCTTGTATTGTATTACTATCGTGGAGGATTAGTTTACCCTCTTCGAGTAATTCTTTTACTGTAGAGCAACCAATCCTTTTTACCTTTTTGGTCATTGTAACACCAATGCCTTTTGCTTTGATGGTACTCTCTACGAATACATTTTCATATTCTATATCGTAGAACAGTTGATTACATACAACTGATCCTTCATTGTTGTTCTCTATGATAACAAGTGCTTTATTAAAAGCAGTTGCATACTTTGCTAATATGTCAGGAAACAGTAGAGGACTGATTACATTATCTCTATAAGTTGCTACCTGCTCAAAGGGTTGCTGTGTAATATCAAAAACTGTGAATGTGGAATAGTCTTGTCCTCTACCCATAGAAACATCTACAGTCATGATATATTTATGATCTTCTATAGGTTGACGATACACCTTGCAGTTATCTTTTTGCCACTCACAATCTTCTGCCATCATACCCAATAAAGTATTAGCATTGATCAATGTATTACCTGTTCCTAAGAACGAATTACCAAACTCTTGCTCAAATTGTAACTCAGAAGTATTCGCAATGGTTGATTTTTTCCATTCATCATCTCTTCCAGGCACATCCCACCAATCGATTTGATAATGCTTATATTCAGATGTACCATTCATCGCACCCATATAAATTTTATGGTACATATTACCCACACCATTTGCTGTTGATGTGATAATCACCTTAGACTTAGAACCTGATGTAACAACAGGATAAGTGGAGGTGTAGAATGTTTCTGCGTTTTCTACAAAGGCAAACTCATCAAGATAGAGTAGATTAACAGAGAGACCACGAATGGAACTGCCAGATGTTGCTGAAGCAATAATTTTGCTATTGTTTTCAAACTCTATACTTCCTTTGTTTAATACTTTAGTTCCAGGTTGCAAATAGAAAGGGATGTTCTCAAGCATGGTTGTTATCCTTGCCAACATCTCTCTAGCAGTAGCACCTTTGTTTGCTAAGACTGCGATCGTTTGCTCTGGATGAAACAATGCGAACCATATTAAGTACGCACAAACAGTAATCGACTTACCACTTTGTCTACATGCTAATACAATGCTGAATCGATTCTCATCAAAATGATTAACTAATCCCTCTTGGTATCCTCTCAGATGGAAAGGAACCAATCCTTCATCAAGTGAAATAATTTGAATGTGGTTTTGAATAAAATGTGCTGGACTCTCTAGACATCGTTGGTACTCAAGTACCATCTCCTCAGTCCATTGATCTTGTACACCTGCTCGCTTAACACGAGGGTTTCCTAGATATCCTTCACTCATCTATTTTTATAATACCATTTTCCCAATTGGTTTGTACATCTTCAGCATAATGAAAACTCTTTCCTGGAAGATACCTTTCTTCTACCAATTTACCATCTTCATAAAGATCTACTACATAGATCTCTGCTGTTCTAATTTCTGCTTTTCTTTCACCCATCTTTCATTCTATCCTTTAAAAATTTTTGTAGTTCGGCAGTGCTACCTACAAATAGATTATTGTTAACTGTTCCTGGAGATTCTTGAGGACTATCCGTCTTTTCTAATTCCCTTATCTGTTTTTGTAGAGTTAAAAGTTTCTCTGCAGTTTCACCTACAGTTTTGATTAACTGTCCAGCAACTTCATAAGTTCTTGGATGCTCAGTTTCTTTAGCAAGTTCTAAGATACCATCTACAGCATCTTGCCCTCGTTCAACTAAGTTGTATAACACCTCTCTACCATAAGTCGCATCTTTATCTGCTTCCTTTAACCTTTTATCGGGGTCTTTAAAAATGGTGGGTAATTTCTTCTGAGTTTCGTCTATTTCGGTGTTAATATCGAGAAGATCGTTAAGTTTATCGTCTATTTTGCTCATATTTTTTCATTATGTATAATCTTCATCACTATAGGTGCTTGGTGTATATTCTTCATAAAAGTTTACATCCTCTGCCACTATGAAAGTGTCATCAGGATCTACACCACCAACTACAATAAGTTGTTGATTGTCTGTAAGGGTTACACTATCACTTAGTGTAAGTGTAAGACTATTTATACTGCTAATAGTTGGGTTGCTAGTATTGCCTGTACCGAACACACGATAACCTACAGCAACTCCAGTAGGAACTGAGTCCAATATAACTGCATTAGTATTATTTACAGCACCATTTACAGTTACAGAAACTCCAGGTTCATAATGTCTAACTTTCTTAACTAGTCCTGCTTCATTTTGAGTGGTTCCAGTAAAAGCAACAGTTCCAGATCCAATATAAATTCCTTCTTCAACTTTAGTAATAACTTTGCCAGATACAACAGGTCCATAGAAAAATGTTTTCATAGTGAATGTTAAATCATAAGTAAGGATTCTACGACTTAAGTAGTCACCCTCATAACTATCAGATTGTGAGATACTATCTAATATGATTGGTATATCTCTAACATCTGACATTTGTGGTACTGTCGACATAGCAACAGTATATTCTGGTTGGAAGTATGGCAAAATCTGTTCTACTATTTGTAGAGCATCTTCTTGGTTTCTTGCCATAATAGATAGTGTAAAGTTTAGGTTGTATGGTGCAGGTACATACTGATATCCTCTAGTCGGATTCGTTCCGTCTACTTCGCCAGAAGTTATATCTTTCACCATTCGAATGTTTCTATTCAAAGTACGAGCAGAATCGTATGTAAATCCTGTCAACTCAAATGCCATTCTAGGCAAAGAGATTGCAGATCTAGAAAGATCATTGAGATCAGGTTCTGCTGTAATTCTTGCTAACCATTTTTGTTTTGGTCCATATGCTAATGGAACTTTGAGTGTTTGTAATACTGTATCGTCAGATTTTACTCTCTTAACAGTTATGTTGTTGAACAAAGTACCAAAAACTGATACTGATTTTTTAACTGTCTCATGATAAAAATAAGTTCCAAACATTATACTTCACCAAATGGGTTTGTCTCACTGAAATCTAAGTAACTATCACCTGTAGTTTCAAAGTCTTGGTTTTGTGCCAACTCATCTTCTATCATTTCTAATTCATCACCTACAGTATTAACAGTCCAGGTAGCACCTGAATCTACTCCTACAAATTGTGTTGATCCAGCAGTTACAGTTTGACCTGTCAAATTCATAAGATACAACACACTAGTAGTTCCATCCCAACTTTGAACCTCTCCGACGACTGTGTTAGTTCCATACAGTTTAACTTGTTCACCTGCAGTAAATGCTGTAGAATTACCACTGTTCATATTATACTTAATTGAATAAGCATTGGATGCTTCTACATCATCTATACCTGCAATTCCAGTATCAAAGTCATCTTGATTGTATTCATAAAGTTCGCATTGACATTTGAACACAAACAATTTACCTAATTGATAGAATGGGTTCTCATGTTCTACAAATTTGATTTCAAACATTGAACCTGAGAGTGGGAA